CATGGATACCAATAAATTATAGCGTTCTATGGGTGTGGAGTGTGGTGTCAACAAAAATTTACTAGTAATAGCAACATAACAATCTAAATCAACTAAAATATCATTTAAATATTGTGCTAGATGTTCTTCAAAATGTTTAAGATGATAGAAGCCTGTGTTGTATGCAGGTATACTGCCCATAGGGTCCGTTGTGTTGTTAATGCTATACAGTATAGTGTAATCATCACTTATTTCTTTCGAAAACCATGACTGGGATTGGTTTTGTTCGCCCTCCCTTTTTGTTGCCCTTACTCTTTGATTTGTTAGTTTGGTTGAGTTGCATTGCTGCAAGTTGTTGTCGCAGCTTTGCGATGGTTTGCTTGTCGTTGTTGTCAGAAATGGGTTTAGTTGCTGCTCTTTCTCGCTTGGAGGTGGTGGGCATTGCGACAGCTCTCTCAGTTTTTGGCTTCTTCTTGATGATAAGCTCTTTAACGAAATTGAGAGCATGTGGCAATGCTGACGCAAGAAAGGGCAGAAATGCACCCATTGCATTATACTTAGATGGCATACCGTCTGGCATTTCGTAGAATGTATCCATTAAGGCCTGCATTTCCGTTAATGATGGTTTCGGTGACATGCGAGCGATACCGTTCCAAGGACCATTCCATACAGGTTGTGCCTCAATGCCATAATAGTTCTTGATAGCAATTGGTGATACGGCTGCGCTGTTACCGACGTTTGGTGTTATCGGATTAGGGCTAATACCTTGCATTCTAATAATTTGCCAGGTCATATCTGAAGACCACAACGTATCAAGCATAGGTCCGCCACTGGCTGCGCCAGCTGCAATTGGATCAAGAAGTTGCGTAAGGTGGTTTTGTCCATCTTGACCAATAGTGAAAGACCAGCATTCATACAATCCCTTGGTCGTCGGGTTGGTGTTAGACCCAGACATCCATTTGGGTGACAAAGTATTTACACGGCTGACTACAAATGCACCATTAACAAATTTATCCTGATAAGATCGCATAGAATTCTGTGCAATCTGTGATGGCGTTGGTACGAGTGATACAGTATCATTTGTGTATCCAATATTACCAAAGTTAATTACCTGGAGAAAGTTGTTGGGATCAAGGTTCAGACCGCGTGATCTAATTTTGCGCGTCTTAAACCAGTTCTCAATTATAGCGTGGTGGAAATCGCTATGAGTTTCATCAGCGGTGAATAAATCATCACCTTTACGGGTGTACAAATGGTCTAATGCCAAGGTAAATAATTTGGGTTGTTCATAGGATAACGTGGAGAACGAACCAGAAAACAAAATATTGGGATTAAATTGTTGTGCCGAAATTATACCTTGGTTGTTGAAAGCTGTTACATTTGGGTACATGGTAATGGATTTATAACAAGGTCGATACAAGTTGACTGTACTGGCCCAATTCTGAAAATCAAAATTGTCCTGTACACCAACATTAGCGACATCTTGAATATAAACAGTAGGTGAACCAGTACCAACACTATATTGATAACAGCAACCAAACCACTTGATACGAGAGCCAGTAGGAACGATTATAGAATAATCGGAATGATTGTCCCACGTGTTTTCCGCATACTTGCCAGCAACATAATCAAAGGTAACAGGTGCTTTCAGTACGTCGATGTTACGCATATGGTAAACGACCTGTGTTCTTGCATCCTGCGTTGGTAATCCCTGAAATTCAGGAACAGTTGTAGGTGGATGCGTGACCTTACATACAAAAGCTTGCGATGGTGATAAAGCTTTTCCATGTGTCTGTACTGGCATAGATGTGGCATCTGACATGGGGTCAAAGTTCATGCTATTGTCTACTAATTCTGAAGCGGTGTTCATTTTGTTGTTGTCGTTGTTATAAAATGTAGGAGTGATAATATGATGTAATATATTATTTAATTAGAAAAAGGAGGACTCACTTACTCTGATAATTATCAGAGTAGGTGAGTCTGTTTTCCACCTGAATAAACTCAGCATCCTTGTAATAGGTATTGCTCAATTGTATTAGGTATTGGTATAATAAACCCACCTGTTCCTCATTAATCGCCACTCCTTTATCCCGGTAATGAATGCACGCGCAATCTATGCCAATCTTGTACTTATCGGCCGTATTAACCATGCTCAGTACTTCTTTCAAGTTAACGCGTGACTCTTCCCAAGATTCTTCATCTTCGTAGACTTTACTGACCGCTTTGACCGACCTTCGCACAACGTCAGGGAAGAAACCATATGGTGTTACAAAGTTTGCGATAAATTCGGATACCTTTTCGAAGCTAATCTTCAATTTATATCCATGCTCTACATAAATCGCAGTTTTCCGTCCTTGAACAGCGGATACTTTCTTAGCACGTATATGTGAATCATCTCCTTTAAACGCTGCATAGAGCATTTCTTGGAATCGGTACGCATAACCTAGTACCGCCATATTCAGTATAGTATTTCCGGTGATAGTTAACGGTTGTCCTGAATGTTGCATATAAAGACCGTTTAACATG